ATAGGATATCTTTTAATTCCTCTTGAATAGCTTCCCTTACTGCCTCTTTAATAATTTTTTTAAAATCTGATGGTTTCATTGTTTATAAATATTAAGTTAATTTGCTTTTAAATTATCTCGGGTAATTAAATATTTTAATTCGGATATAAGTGTTTGTGGGTTTGTTGTAAATGAGGGGGGTGTTTGTAATAATACAACACCTTGAGAATCTTTTGCTACTCCTATTTTTTGGGTTAAATTATTACCAAATGGTTTTTCTATAATATCTAATATAAATCCTTGATAGTTAATTAATGTATTTTCTTGATTAACAGCATCAGAAATAGATATAAAAGTTGTTATATCTGTAGATATTGGGGTAACTTTTTTACCACATTTTTTTAAAATACTATCTATAGATTTTAATTTATCTACTAAAGGTAATAATGCTTGAGAGGATAAATCAATATAAAGTAAACTAGTTGATAATTGAGTTTTAAGAGGTAATATTTTTTGTGTTCCAAGTGTATCAAACTGTAAAAATTTTATGATATCATCTGATATCTGAATTGTAGTATCTGCTATATCTATAGCTGAAGCTACTTCTCCAGGTACTATTGGAAGTAATCCTTGGGCTATAATACCGGCTGATTTTGTTAATTGAGCAACTGTTTTTATATCAGTAGCTGTATTTATAGCTTTAGTTTGTAAATCAAGTTGTTGTTTTAAAAACTCTAAACCTTTTTTTGTTTTATTTAGTGTATTAACTGTAGTATTAATTTTAGATAAAATTCCATCTCTAACGTTTAATATAGTATTTAAAGTCTTTTCAGTAGGACATTTAGCTGATTGTTGAAGTTGAGATAATGTTGTATTTATTTTATCTTCAACTTGGGATTTTAATTGATTGATTTTTTCTATAGGTAATTTACTTAATTTATCTTTAGCACTTAATTGTAAATCAGAAGGAATTAAATTTGATATATCTGGGATATTAAAAGTATTAAGTTTATCTATAGATATTTTATCTTGAATTTGTTGTTCTAAATTTTGTTGTAATATATCTTGAAGTTTTCCCATTAAATAGTAAAGTTTTGTGTAGATTTTATATTATTGGTACTTAATTCGTTTACTGTGTTGGTGGGTAATGAGGCAAAAGAATTTAAATTAACTACAGCTCCGCCACCCGGAGCAGTAGCTGCTGATTGTAATGCAATATTTAATTCTTGAATATACTTAATTATATTATTTAATAAAGCTTCAGTTATATTTCCTTTTAATAAAGGTTCTGTAGCTTTTGTGCCTAAATATATTTTATTTGATTGAAATACTGTATCTCCTATAGTATCAAAATATAAACCTTCTTGGGAATTTAAATTAATTGTTTTTTTAGAACTAAATAAAATATGATCTTCTCTTGAATTAAATACTAAACGATTTGAATTAATAATTACTTGACTGCCTGAGTATAAGTTGGGATTGGTTGGAGCAACTGAAGATGAATAGCTATAATAGTCGTTTATACTAGAGACAGATAAAGGGATTTGTTGGGTGGAAGTTAAATAAATTGAAGATGAATCTTGATTTATATTTTCTAAAGTATTTACCCAACTAGCCGATTTATTATTCCAAGCTCCATTTCTAAGTAAAGTAATAGGATCACCTTCAATTCCTACACCTTTAGCAGACCATTCATTAGATATAAAAGAACCAGTTACTGTGCTACCAAATCTTATACTTTGTCCCCATCTTCCTTCATATATAACATCTCCAGCATAAGGTAAAAGAGGTTGAATATTAATTCTTTCTTGAAATGTTTGAGCTGAGTTTTTAGGGTTTAAATTAATTGAAGTAGAACCATCAGAAACTTGTCTTACTAATCCTGCTTGAGAACTTGAATAATCATTTTGAATTTTACTATCACTAACTTTTATAAGAGGAATAGCATTATGATGAGTACTATTCCATATATTAACAGGGGGAAAATAATAAGGTTGATTAGTTATATTGCTTTTAGGATTTAAAGGATCATCAATTAATTGTGCTTCTGGGTTGGGTAAATTTAGAATGTAAATTATTTCGTTTACTAAAGGATATTGTTTTATATTAGGAAATATAGGTTTAGCAGTTCCAGTTAATCCTCCTTGAATGTCTTGATAAAATACTAATCCTATTGAATCCCATTCTCCATATTGTTTAAATTTTTCAGGGTTACTGTTATCTAATATAATATCAATAACTCTTCCTACAATAATATCCCCACCACCTCCTGAATTTTTGTTTCCACCCGTAAAGGTAGAATATGACATGTTTCTTTCGGTAGAAGGGTATAACCCAAAAACAGTCGTAGTCATTATTTACCTCCTTTTAACTCATTCATAGCAGCTAATAATTGATCTTTTTCCTCATCAGAAATAGTAAGAGAACCATCAGATGTTGCTGTTGCCATAGCTCGTTGAGCTAAAGCAGCCATTTTAATTAAGATATCATCGTTTTTAACACTAATTTCCATATATTCTTTAATTAGGGGAACTACTAAAGTAGCGTCCCCAATATCAGAAATTAATGGTTTTAACTCATTAATTAGAGCTGTTACTTGTTTATCTTTTTTCTGTTGGTTGTTGTAAATTTCCTCCAAAACATCGGAGAATTTTTTCTTACCAAAGATAATATTTTCAAATTGTGACATAAATATACGTTTAGTTTTTTATAAATATTAAAACTAAAAATTTGTATATCCGTGTTCTAAATAAAATACATAGTTTTCTTTAAAAATATCATATAGCTGATTAGCTATCTTAGTAATCTTAGGAGTTTTAACATCTATAATTTCACGGATATAAATGTAAAGGGCTTTTTTATTAAATATATCTAAGTTTTCTCTTTTACGAAATAATTCTAAAATCGCATCCGCAATTCGAGCGTCATATTCTTTAGGGAATAAAGTATAAATATTTTGGGTGCAATACTCGGTATAAATGTCTATAAACATCGATAGACGTTCATCGTGCGATGAATCATCGATGCTGTATGAATGTTCCTCATCTTCCTCAATAACATCTAAACCAATAGTATCAATACGTTTTTTATAATTCTTTTGGTTTGATAATATTAAATAACGTTTAGCAATTGTTCCAAAATAAGAAAAGGCTTTAGCGCCTTTTGCTGGATTGAATAAATGAATTTTAGATAGTAGGAAGGTAATTACCTCGTGTTGTAAATCCTCAATATTATCTACCTCAGTATAGTAGAATTTAAAGGTATGGATGATGTTTTCGGTAAGTTTAAAAAAGGCGTAATGAATTCTATCTTGATAGATTCTACTTTTTAACTCAAAATCCGTAGTGTTATTATACAATACAATAGCATCTTCTGCGTCTTGAGTAAAGTATTGGACACCCTTTTTCTTCTTAACTACTACCTCCTCCATTATTTTGTGATATTCTTAACAACAAAAGAATTTAATGCTGTTTGAATAGTTTTGATTTGTTCGAAGAAAAATCCTATCTCATCATCGGATTTAAAACTGCCTTTAGCATCCACTTCCATCATTTTTTTATCTGATAATTCAATAGTGTCTGAGATTTTATTTAAGTAAGTCATATAACCTGCTAAAATATCCTCTTGTTTTTCATTCTTACGTAAGAGGTTATAGGTCGTGAATCCAAGAGTCACGACCAATATTGAGAGTAATACAATTGTTAATATCATAAGTTGTCTAACATATTTTTTAGTCCTTCACTTTTTATGCTACCTAATGCTTTAGATTTAGCGGCTGAAGTTAATGGAGCTGATTTATTATTACCCAATGTAAATGATTTCTTTTGGGTATCCACGTTACCCTGTAATTTAGGTAACCATTCCCTTTCAAACTCAATACGAGCCGCCATAAAATCCGCCTGATGGACAATAAAGGGTAATGATGTACGAGGTTTTTGTTCTGGGAGGTAAGTCATCAAATACTTTTTATTTGCCTCATCATATAATCCATCATGGGTCTGAATAGTAATCATTTCATTGAAGGTGTACTGAATACCATTAGATTGAAGTAAGAATAATCCTCTATCAGGAACAGAAGCAAATGGAACTTTAGTATTAAACATATAGTCTTCTCCTAATTTTTCACGTCTCCAGTTATCAGTTTGAGGAATATATGATTCTTCCTCTTCAGAACCCATTTTACCTAGGTCATGGTTTAAAGCCGAAAATACTAATTCTTCTTTTGTATAAGTAGTAGTATCAACACCCATAGTAGCCCATAATTCATGAAGATGAAGGGCACAAGTAATAACACGATTAACATGTTCTACATAACCTCCCGGAAAAGCATTATGATATTCTTTTTTATGAGCAGCAGGCATCAACATTAAACGCTCACTAAACTTTTCATAAAACTCGATTAATTTTTCTTTACGAGGTGATGAAATGTGGTCTTCAATAAAGCCCATCATCCTCATCCAATTTTGTTGGATTTGTTCTGCTGTTAAATTCATAATTAATAT